GCTGCAACATCTGACCAATTTGGTGTTTGAGTTTCACTTATATCTTGGAAGTTAGATGTTTGATCTTCATCAATCATGCTCCAAGCCACCAATATACCTACATTACCTGTTAAAGCATCTAAAGATCCTAAAGTAACGTCTGCTTCAGCATCAACAGTTACTGTTCCTAACGTACTAGTTATAGCATATCCTGATACAGATATGTTGTTATTTGTTACTAAAGATATACTGCCAAGAGCAGAAGTTCCTGCTACTCCTGTTGGATTTACATTAGCCTCACCATCTACTAAAACTGATAAAGAACCTACAGTAGCACTAATGCCTGCTACTGATGCTATTGCTTGAGCATTTACTCCTGCTACTGGAGCGCCAACTGTTAAACCAGATGGTGCTGTAACATTAACTGGTAAGTCACCTTCCCCAAAGCTTAACTGACCCCAAGTGCCACGACCCCAACCGTTTAACTGTTGAGCCATTTTAAGCTATTCTTATAATCGCTGTCGAGGCTGCTTTTGCTGGAAAAACTACTGTAAAGTCTCCTGCTGTACTGGTTTTATCTCCACCAAAATCAATTGTTGCTACTGATTTATCACTGTTAGTATCGTTATAAATCATACAACCGCGAGCAGTTATTGTAGCGGTAGAGAATGTTAAATCGTTAAAATCAGTAACTGCGGTAGTTCCAGTAGAGCTTGGAGTTACATTAACTAATGCTGATCCACCTGAACTATAATTTGTGCCAGAAGCTTGTCCAGTTGTTGTAAAAGCTGTAGTAGTTGCGCCTAAAGTGGCAGAACTTGTATATAAAGCTAATTTAAAACTATTGCCAGTGCTGTTGGTAAAATTATGAGTAGCAGTCAACAACTCTACTTTAAAGCTTGTTGTTAGTGTGCTTGTGATTGCCATACTTATATCCTCTTAATAATATTAGCTAAATCTTCATCGCCAGCTTTCAATAACTCTTGTATGAGACTTGCCTTATAAGATTTTATAGCATTTTTAAGGTAAATCAAACAGACTTGACGAATTAAATCCTTATAAGCTCTAGCTTGCTCTTTTATATGAGGTTCATTATTGTCAGAATATCCGCATATTTTATCAGTTAATTGGTCTGCCCAAAACTCAGGAGGGTGTCCACCAAACTTAGTTGTTGCTATTTCAACCATACCTAATTCTGGAATACCATCTGGCGTAATTTTAATTACCATTTTTTAGGATCTCCTGCTTGGGATTTTTTTAAATTAGAATCATATCTATCTACATAAACAAATTCTTGTTTTTTTTCTTTATTGTCTAGCTTTCCTTTTTCTACTTGGCTTTTATTAAAAACACATAATTTATTTTTATTATCGGCTACTATCATCTTTGGATCATCTAATCGGTGATAACCATATAATCTTTCTTCGTTAGGTATTGCCGTATCTAGCAAGAAAGAAGAATGTGCAACTTCAACTTTAATGTCGTTTTCCATGCATTTGCATAGCCAAAACTCCACACAAGCTCTACCTGCCTCGGCAAAATGTAAGTTACCTTTATATGTAAAATCTATGCCAAATAGCTTTAAACAACCTACTTTATTCCACATTGCAAATGCAATAGCATAAGCAACTGTATTATTTAGATAAAAACAATTAAATTCTGATACAACCTCATTAACTGGGTATTCAACTAAGCCAGGACATCGCTTATCTAATTCACAAGTATAAATTGGACCTTTGTGTGTTTTACAGATGTGAGACATAGTATTTGTTTGGCCACCTGCATCATCGGTTTCTAAGAACCTTGAAGCGGGATCCATCATAAAAACACGATCATGAAATATTACATTTGATACTGCATTGATAGCCCATACTTCATCAAAATGTACACCATGTGATTTTGCTAAGTCGTAATCAAACCAACTTTTGCCCATGCCTACTATAGCCACAGTTTTACCTTCAAGTTCCTTGATAGGTTTCATACTTTCTCCTTTATGTTTTAACTTACTTGTGAGCGAAGTGAGTCATAACGATATTCATCGCGTCTGCCTCTAGCTTCTGCTCTATTTTTCAATCTAGCTATGTTTTCTTGAAATCTAGTCTCGTAAGTAGCGAGTAAATCTGGTTCACCCTTCATAAAGGTATAAGCCTCAACCAATGAGCCATATAGTAAAGCATCTCTAGCATTTTGAGATAACCAAGTGCCAGTTGTAGTAGTTACTAAACTGTTTGGTCGATAGAGATAATGCAACTCTACTGTGTAAGCAGAATCGGGTAATGGCGCGACAACGATAGTAGTTCCAGAACTTCCAGAAGTGCTGTAATCTTTATCGAAATCTGCGTAGTACAAAGGCAGTCCTCTAAGACTGGTATCAGATATGTCAGGACTGTACTCCTGCATAAAACTGGGGTGCTTTTTTTCTAAAAAAGTATAATCATTTGTTGTTCCATCAATGACTGCTAAAGAAAAACTTAAAATAAAATCTGTAGGGCATGTTAAAAAACGATTACCTACAGTTAAAGTACCTTGTTGGTTTTTTCTAAAGTAATCTTCTTGAACAAGATTAAATATACGATCTTCTGCATTTTTTATAAAATCAGGAATAGTCGTATTGAAAGTTGCTTCATCATTATCAGTGAAACTTTGAATCAATGTATATAATTCGTTATAAGTCATGTTGTGATTGTAACCGTTCCTAGTGATGATGTCATTTTTGAAATTGTAAAATTAGAACCTAGTATTGAAGGATTCATAAAATCTGCTTGAAATATAGAACTACTGGTTACTACTACAAAACCTTCGCCAACTTCTTTATCATTATTTGGTCTTGGTTTATACAAAGCTTCGCCATCAGTCACAGTTGGTGTAGGGTCTAATTGCGGTGCTTTAGGTTCAAAGCACTCAGGACAAGTTTTAAGTTTATTCCATTCTTCTTTTAATTCGTTTAATTTGTACTCAAAACCACAACGATCACATAAACCAAGTGCATATTTTCCAACTGCGTAAACCATTAGTAGGTACTTCTTATGCCAGGTCTTACTTTAAAAGAAACTCTATCCTCGTCTTGGTCAGCAGCCCTTCTAAATTCTTCTTCATAAATTTCTTTTAACAATTGTGTTTTTTCTGGCGCACGTTTAACCGAAAGATAATAAGCTAGACCAGCAGTAAAACAAGGATAAAAACGAAATGGCATATCCATTGTATTAATGGCGGTATCTGCATCATCCATTCTAACTAATTTATTGAAGACCAATATATCTGTAGAGTTTTCAGGTGTAGGCCAAACTTTTATAACAGGCGTAGTTAGTTTGTCAAAAAAGAACTGAGATGGTCTTCCTTCTGTAGATTTAGTCGGAATATTAGTATATTCAGATCGACCTACTCTACTTATACTAATATCAGTAACTGTACTATTTACTGTACGTCTTACGACCATATCTAAAATATCAATAACATTGCTATTTAAAGCATAAGAAGCCGTACCTTGAGTAACGGTTTGCGTAGCTTGATTTATAGTCCATTGGTTTAAACCTCTGTTAGCCCATTCAGCTAACATAAGGTTAATTGACCTTTTTGCTGTTTTTAAATCATATCCTGTTCTTAATTCTAAACCACAACGCTCATAAGCTTCTTCTACAAACTCAGTTACATTAGGTTCAAAATCTGTACTATTTGATATTGCCATTATTTTTTCTTAATATTTTTTAAAGTTTTTTGTAATCTTTGAGCTTGATTAGCATGTAATCTAGATGCATTTTTTAACTCTTTAATCATTTTTCTTGTTTGAGCTTTAGTAAGTTCTGCCATTTTAATCTTCCTCTGGAGCATATAGATTGTTAAATGTAATGTTTGGATCTATATAACTTTCATGTTGTTCTGCTGAATGCGTCCATTGAGAGGGCATAAAGTCTGGTGCGCCCTCACCTACACGCCATAAAGCAGGATTTGTTGCTCTTACTCTATTATTAGGTAAGGCTACAAAACTACCAGTATATTCACCAGCTTCTGTTAAATATAACACATGTGACTGCTTATGTTGAGCAGGATCATCTGCTATTGAATTATCAGTATAATCTACAGTAAATAAATATTTACCTGTATGAAATTCTCCACCTATTTTACATAGCCAGGGGGATGAACTTACTCTGTCCATAACAACAATAGAATGTTCGTGACTTAAACAATCCCACGGTTGAGCTAAATGATCTTCCATTGGTGAAGGCCATTCACCTAATGGTATATCTGCTACTAAGGCTTGTATAGGCATTCTTGCCCACATAGCACCACCATGAACATTCTCTGCATCTTCCATGCTGTCTATTTCACAGCCAGTAAAAACTACTTGGAACGATAAAGACCTGTCTGGAATTGTATTAACAGCTATAGCAAGAGCATGTAAATACTCTCCATGATATTTGCTATGATTTGCTGTAAATTCTTTTCTTACCCAGCATTTAAACTGGGGTATGTTAGAAATTAAATATGACATAAGAATTGTAAATTAACGCTTACCGCCTTTAGCCATGTATTTAGTTCCTTTCGTAGCTCCGCCTTTAGCCATGTATTTAGTACCCTTCATAGCACTACCGCCTTTAGCCATATATTTAGTAGCCTTACCACCTTTTGCCATGCCTTTAGTTTTTTTTGAAGGACCGCCTTTAGCCATGTATTTAGTGCCTTTTACAGATCCACCACTAGCGTATCCTTTAGTTCTTTTAAACATATCTTTTCCTCAAGAAATTGTAGTTACTTTTCTTCTATCGTTTAATACTTTACCGCAACCTTTTGCAATAAAGCCACCGTTTTTCATTTTGATTCTGTTTTGTTTTCTAATTTCACCACCAGATTTTACAGAAACTTTAGCTGCTTTTGTATTTGCAACAACTGTTTTACCTTTTGCTCCTTCTCGTTTTTTTCTACGTGCAGTAGAGGCACGCTCTCCTTTAGAAAGACTATTTGCTTTTGATGCTGGCAAACAACGATCTGGATTTTTTTTGTCCTTACTTGTACCGCAAGCACCTTTTATGGAACCATCAGAGCCTATTCTGACCCAGTTTTGGTCTCTCCATTGTTTAAGCTGACCCATTATCTAAGCCTCGACTTCATTACTCTACCT